TGTTCATAGGCTAGGCAAATTACATGTGGAAATTTAACCCAATCTTGTTTACTAGCATAGTAATATTTTCTATCTGAAGCAGTCATTCCAACTTCGGTAAAGCCTAGTTCCTTTGCTTTCTGTTTAATTAATTCCGATACATCTTCACCACTTGGTTCAGCTGTAGGTTCTACATCTCCTGTAAGTCTAGCAGCCATAACTAGGTTTCGATTTAATTTGTCATGCTCCTTTCTAATTTCCCGCATTTCTGCATGACCATCTCGAATCTTATTAGCCCAGTCTCTAGATGCTCGTTCCGTAATGTTCATAGTTTCTAAAGGATATTCTCTTGCATACCAATCAACTTCTCTTTGATTGGTTGGTATTCCCGGAACAGTTTCAAGTTCTTCTGGTACGGGTATAGTTACATCCTCGCCACCCATTAATTTACTTGGTCTAATTACCTCGTGTCCTATTTTTAGCATAATCTCTCTCCTTTATTTTTTATCAATGCCCAGCATTTCTATCGTTTAAATGACTTTCTAATTCGTCTTCTAGTTCCTCAAGAACATCTTCTAAGTCTTCAATTTCCCCCTGAAGATATTCTATATTAATGTCCTGAACCGCATCGTCTGGCAATGCTCCTAGTTCGCCTCTGGGCCACTTAATACGGAACTCCGTATTCATAGATGAAGTATCTTGCATCCGTACTACATCTAATTCCAACTGCGTTATCTTTCCTTGTAAGGTAAAGTACACTGACGCAATGGATAATAACATTGCAACAATACCAACCAAGGATTTAATATCTAGGTTTACTTTCCCAGATTCTGACAGATTTATTCCATTACCGTTTTTACCCATATTATTTTACCTTCGATTTAATTCCACGGGCTTCTTCAAAAATCGTGGCTTGGTTATCTTCCAGTTTCTTAATACGCTGTCTAAGCGTAGTTACCTTCTGTTCGATTTTCTTATCAAAGTCTTCATCGTGTATATGAAATACATTTTGGTCTGACCATTCTAATAACAATGCTTCAATTTCACTAACTCGTATATCTAATTCCCCAACATCTTTTGCCATCTCTGCTGTTCCTTCCGATGTTAGACGTTCTTTTAGATGTTCGATTTCTGCTTCCATGATTCCAAAGCGTTCAATGTTAGATGTAGATACTGTTGCGTCTAGTCGTTTAACAGTCGCATCTAGGTTAGACATATACCAGATTACGGCAAATGCCTGTACTAGTATAACGCCTACTACTGCAATAGGGACTTTTAGATTATTCATTAATAGTACCCTCCATATTCTCTCTTCTCGCCACTAGGTAATAGACCAGCTTTATTCAACTCTTTAAGAACATCATTAAAGCCAGAATGGTCTGACATAATAGTACGCATCTCGTTATCTATAACACGTTGGACTTGTTCGGTTTCTGATACTCTCATTTCTAATTGGGAATACATAGAGCCATCTAGTTGTTCATATTGTTCTAAATCAGATGCTACTTTTTCAATAGCTATATTATGCCTAGTTTCTAAGTCGTTAATTTTAATAGTATGAGCTTCTTTTAATTCTTGTATTTGCGTAGCATTAGCTTTCATTTGGCTATCTAACGATGATACATACCATATTAAACCTGCGGCTTGTAATACGATGGTGATAATAATACCTAGAGAAAGTTTTAGGTTACCTAGTTTTATATCCATTTATAATCCTCCTGCCCCTTGTACCGCTAACATTTCGAGCTTGAGCTCAATTAAAGCATTAAGTTTTTCAAGTTCGGAAATGCGGTCAGATATTTCTTTAGTCTCATCTCCTGACATTTGAAAAAGGGTAAGTAGGTCAGTCATTGAGATTTCGTCAACCCTGCTGTTTAAACTCTCTACCGTAGCATTTAAATGGTCATAGGGTTGTTCTTCTAACGTAGATTGTATCTTTTGAATATTTGCAGAGTTACTAGCAACGGCAGCGTCTATTTGCGATAGATACCATACGCCTCCACCTATCTGTGTGGCAAAGCCTACTAGTACGCTAATGGTGGCTAAGTTAAGGTTAAGCTTCATCTTAGTTCCACCTCTGATCTGATAATAATGAGCTTAGTTCTTCTTCAACAGCTTGAAGTCGGGAGTATAAATCATCAATTTGATAATAGTATGTATCAATTTGATATCGGTTTTCATGAATAATTTGTTGAGTACTTTCTAGTTCAGTCCATAAGTCGTCTAACGCCCAATAAACTTCAGGGGGAATTTCAACAGTGGTCGGTTCATTAACCGATATAGTTGTGGTCGAGCGAGATTCAAGGGTAGCTAACGAGTTACTGATTCTATCTGAATATGACAAACTTCCTAACAAAGCTCCAAATATTAAAACTAATAGAATAACTCCATAAATCGGTAAACTTGAACCTCGCATAATAACATCTGTTATTCAGGGATTGCTATGGAATCTAATAAGTCAGTTGCAGCTTTAGAAAACTCTTTTATCTCTTTTACTACAGCTTTTTTCTCTGCGTTAGTTATCTTTTTGTCTTTCATTGCTTTACCAATAGCTGTTATAACGTCCATGCCTTCATTAAGCACGCCTTTACCGGCTTTGGACTGCCCACTATTCAGCATAAAAAACTGGATACCTAATGTTAAAATTCTAATCATTGTTATTCTCCTTCTATATCTTTACAGTTACTACATGCACATTGGAACCAATTGCCACAGTCACATTGTGCCTTTTGTTCATCATCACATTCACATCCCTGGCAATCACACCCATCCTTGGCTTTACATATACATGGTACCGGATTTTCGCCCTCACAAGCACAGACACATCCATTATCTAAACTTTCTGACATAATCCCCCCTCTGAGTATGCATATTAATTTATTATACTAATAAGTTATTCGTTTTTTGGAACTCCATTTGATATAAGACCTAACATTTCATTTCTAAAATCATATAAAGGTATTTGAGCTAATTTTTTAATGGTAGTTAATTGTGTACCTTCTGGAAACGCTGCTTCTAATAAATCTAATATCCTCCCTACCATTCTACTGTGTTTCTCTAAACAATATTCTTGTTCTGGAGTAACTTTTAATTTGCTTGAATCTGGCATAATGGTTCTCCTCTTATCTTATATAAACTTGAAGGGCATTTTGTTTTCCTAACGCACGATACAATATATCTTTAACAGCACTTGTTAAAAAGAACCTGCCTCTATATGGGCCAGTTGTATTAATTGTTTTCCAGGAACCATCACGACATACAATTGGCTTGCCGGTTTGATAAGTCTTAGTATGAGATCTTACTTGGACTCTCCTCCCTGATGGAGTGGTTCGATAATGACTTTTTATCTTACTTACATAAGGTTTGTTATTTGATGTTCCTGTAAGTGATCCAAACTCTACAGTCCTTGCATAATCAGTATCATATGTAATTGTATATTCGGCCCTGCCACTATTAAAAGTAGCTGAACTCTTTAGTTTGCCTGTACATACTGGCACTCGTTTTTGAGATAAATCAAATATATTTTTTACGAGTTGTCCAAGTGCCCCATTAATTTGTGCTTCCAATTGTCGTTGTGACATATATGTCCTCCGTCTTATATATATTGTACTTATAAAACAGCAGAACTTTTAGCCCAAATCTCTGGCAAAGCATCTGAAAATTTACTGGGTTTATCATCAAACTGATTTAGATATATAGTATCTTTGGATATCATTCCTAACTTGGGATGCCAATAAGTCATTATATGCAAGGGTCTACTTATCACCCCTAAGCGAAAGAATGCATACTCATCCCCACCTTTCATAGTACCACATATGTATACGCTACCATTTCCTATGTCCCATTCATCGTTTCTATGGAAGTGCCCAATAAAAGCACTATCAAAATTCTTTGGAAGTATATTAGGGGAAACTACATTACTAGCAGCATTATTTACCTCCGGTTCAATCGTATGCCTATAATGTAGAACGGACCTCAAATTTGATACTGCTCTAGTAATAGACGTTACGGCTCCTGACCCTGATGCACTATCACCATGCATAATTAATATGTTGCGGTCGTGAAGAGTAAACGTGTTGAAAAATGATGTAGGTATTGAAAAGGTAATATTATCCTGGTCCCTCAAATACGCAGCTACCCATTGATACAAGATATGATCCCAGTCCATTACACCTTTGTCTTTCATTGGGGGCTTGCGGGTCATACGACCATGATTTCCTACAACACAAGGTATGTGTATCTTTTTAAAGTGAGGAGCTAAATACAGTAAAGCCTGACTAATTAAATGTGCCCCACGTATCATTTGATGCACAACATGATCTTCATTAGTAAATACTAATTCATCATGTATATCCCCAGATATAATATCCCCAAGCATAGGAATCACCAATTCATCAACTGGTACAGAGTTTCTTCTTAGCTGCACTAAATTTAATATTGTACTAGCCCATCCAAATAACCGGTTATTAAAGACCTCCATGTCGTACCGATTAAGGCCTGTCATCTGATTATAATCCACCACCTCTCCGATATGTGTATCGGATAATGGGGCAACTACTATTTGTGGGCTTTCACCTTTAATCTTTCCAGTAGGCTTTGAATACTTGATCGGAGCTACTTTTGGAAATGGACTAGTAGCACTATATATAGCTTGAATCAAAGATTCATTATTGTTGGATTTCTTTAATAGCTCTGCGTATTTTTTATTAACTTCACGCAGCCTTGCTTGTAATGTAGCTAACCTTTTATCTAATAAAACTCTATCTTGAAGACGGTCAACCTCAATGCTATCTGGATTAACATTTATCAGCCCAACCTCTTCATTATACCACCGAGCAATATTAGTTCGATCTATAGAAACATCGTAATGGATTTTTAAATAAGCTGCCAGCTCTACCCATGTGGCTCCGGCTAACTTTTTCGATATTAATTCTTCCTTGGCCTGTTCCGGAATTTTGGACTTCATTTGGCATTTCTCTCCTTAATGCTATGGTCTTTCCACACTCCCGACATTGCAATGATTTATCTAACGTGACATATAAGTTACCCGTACATTTCGGACATAACTTATTCATTGCCCACCTCTAATCCCAGCTCATTCTCAGCAAAATCTTTAAAATGTTGGACAGTTGATTTCTTTTTCTTCTTATCATACCGCCCGTATGTGGGAGTATACACACCAGGCATATCCGATGTAAATACAGTCCCCTCTAATTTACGTATTTCTAATAACCAATCTCTCAATAATTCTGTTGATACGCAATCAGATTGATTGTAGGTTTCTAGCTTAGATAATAAAGATTCGTCTTGACTCTCTTTCCATACTTGATAAGTATCTATGCTGCCTAATGCGTCTGTTATATCATCTTCTCGTTTAGACATATAGAACACTTCCAAGTCTTTTAACCCATAATGAGGTTGCGAAATCCTAATTGACTCTTTAACAATAGGATATAAATCAATAAATTTTGATAGTAATGGTTCAAGCACTGTAAGACTTACTCCATGCTTTATGCATAGCTTTCTTAATGCAGTAGGTTCGTAATGATTATAATGATAAATATGTGACTCTGGATGTTCTTCTATATGCTTACTTATATAATTTAAGACTTCAGTAAAAGCAATACGTTCTTCATCTTCGGTATGTGCCCAAAAACTTTTATAAATTCCTTTGGTGTTGTGGAAACCAAATAAATATTCTAAACCGGAATGATGAGAATCGCTTTCCATATCAAAATATAGATCACCCATGTCAGGTGTCGGTATTCTATCCATTCCCCTGCCTTTCGACATAGGTAACAACTCAAATGCGTGTTTATGGTCTTCAATTCTAGTTGCTTGCAACCTGGCTTGCGACTGTAGCTGCCCAAACGCTTCCTTATTTAAATTTATAATCTCCATGTATTCGCAATTTGCTAAATCTTGCAACGAATGAATGCCAGCAGAATGTAGAGCTTGCGTTTGAGCTTTTGTAATGTTAGCTACCGACTTTAATGATATGCGTTCAACCTCTTCCCATTTGTTACACCACATATCGTCATGAATGTTACCCTCTACAATCAAACACTTCCCTTCTTCTAGTTGAAAATAATAGCATGTGCCACACTTTTCTCCCCGTTCTAGTTGCTCAGGAGAAGCTACGGCATATTGTACTTCTTCTTGCGTATATTTTCCCTTCTGAAAAGCTAGGAATTTCTTGAATGAGCCTTGATATCCACTACTATAGGCAGCTTGAGCTACTTCTTGAGCTTTTTCTTTAGTATCAAATGGACCTTGTGATCCCCAATACCATTTACCGTCTTGCTCTTTAATTGGCATTAGATTTCTCAGTGCCTTTAGGTGGTCTACCAGGCAATTCCCTATATCCGAACTGTCGGTTCTCGCCTTTTTCTTCCCGTGCAGCAGCCCATTCATCAATATCTCTATCGGCTTCTGGTGTTGGGGATGCGAACTCCATCATATCTCCAAATCCGCCACCAAAATCAGGTTCTTCCTCTTCAGGAGCATTAGCTACCACAAATTGTGCATCTTCTAACGGAACACCAGATTCTTCCGTAGCATTTGCAATCACTACATCAAATCCCATTCCCTTAAGCTGACTAGCCATTGCCACTCTCTGTTGAGCAAAACTTAACCTAGTTGCTTCGTTCTTCTCTTCTGGCACTCTTAGGTGCAAAGACCATTCAGTTATGTTGAATTGCTCTAGGATTAATGGAAATACTTTAGAGTGGAATAATGCTTGATCCCCTTCTACAACCCTAGACATAACAACTAATTGTTGCGTTTGGGTAGACAGGCCACCAAATGCATCAGGTGCTCCCTGCCAAGCTGGAGATACTCCCCACATAGCAGCTATTCTCTCACGTATCTCGTTTTTCACAGGAAGGTAGTCCATCTCCTGCAACGTATGAAACAAGCGTACTAGTTCTGTTCTCCCTCTACCGTCTTGGTTATTGACTGCAACCATTGGGATAAACGAAGGATCCATTTTAACCTGTGCTGCTATGTGCTCACGTTCTCTACGTAAAGACTCAGCATCACTAGTATGTACCATTAACATTGATGATGGAGCACGTCTCTCATAGAAATACCTGTACAGCATCTTATCCATACCAATTAAGGTCAAGGCTTTCTCGAATATAGTCATTACTGGGGACCACCCATATGTTTCTGATGGATTAAATTTGCTTATATGAATAACTTCGGAGTCTAGTAAATATAAAATTCCCCCGCTTTTTTTCTTGTAATAATACATAGCAGGGTGTAAATCTAACTGACAATTAGG